TTCGCTTATTGCCCTGATAGCGGATTGGACTTATTACTGTCATTATTGTTTTCCGAATTGAGCTTCCAGTAAATCAAGGCGAGCACGTTCTTTGCGGATATACTCACGCACATCTTCTTCGGTCTCCTGCAACAGTTCATCAGGAATACGATTGAGTTGAACGATCTCCTTCAGGAAACTGGTCATAGTAGTGCTGGTGCCTGAACCAGATTGTTTGCACACATGACTAAACGAATGCGCCAAGTCAAAAGGCATACGCACGTTAAGCTGAGCCGACTCAGGACGAGGCGCTGAACGCAAAGACTCGCCGCGAGTGCGAACGACGAATTGAATATATCGACGAACAACGTCAGACAGCTTCACGCCCTGCCGTTCACAGATGTTATGAACGGACTCCAAAGTTTGGCTTGGGACTTTATATGTACGAGCAATAGTCTCAGGTCTCATTTTTATTCTTCTCAGAAGCAGTTATTGGTATCTGAGCTATATTTACAGATTTTAAGCGCTTCCCACTGCTCAAGAAAAAGGTGGTGTTTCTACGCTGCCTACACATGGTTTTATATGCCTTACGCATGGTTATTCGCTATCCCTAATGACTTATTTTACTTGTCTAAGATCAGAAAAGGGCAGCCATTAGGCCACCCTTTGAGTTATTACCAGTCGTAGAACCAATCGTTCATGATCGCCTCCCTATGAGAAGTAAACCCTACACCCACAATGAGGACACTCAGGCTCTTTGACGCGCAGCCGTTTGGTCTTGGTCAAAGGTGCTTTCAGAATGTCGTATGTTTTGAGACAGCGAAAGCACAGTACGATCATTTTGCAACTAACGCACGGACGGCACAGTCTTTCGCTTCGAGAAGTTTACGCAGACCAGCAGACTTCTCAGCGCCGTCGGGCAGATACAGATCCATCTCTTGCGCCAGCAGCGCGAACGGCTTACTGACACGTTGCAGATGGGCAGGCAGATGTGCGTATGCGAAATACTGCATGATCTGATTTTTCGACATTGACGAGTCTGAGCGAATGCAGGCTTCCTCCAGAGTAACCTGAGGCGCGAAGGTATATAGGTCTTCCTTAGCGCGGTCGGCTTCGCCTGCGTTTTGCAACATGTTCCACGCTTTCTCGTCAGCATGAACAACAGTCGCACCGCTGTCTTTCAGCATCGCAGCAATACGACAGTATGCAGCAGACTTACCGCTACCCACATCACCTAGGATGCGAATGATGATCTTGTGTTTGTTTTCCATTTTACTTCCTTACGAATGGTAGAGTTAGGTCGAGAAGTTCCTCGTCAGTAAGTTCATCAAGGTCACGACTAACAGCGCCTAGCCCAAACGTCTGACTAAACTTCTGCCCTGCCGGATCGTTATCGCCGAGACAGACGAACCGAAGACCAAGAAGACGCAACTGACGATAAAGATGGTCACTAACATCAGAACCAAGAACGGACCAAGCGTTAAGTCCAAGACGATGCAATGCACATGCCTTGAACACAGACTCAGTTAAGAATACGGTCGACCCGTTCAGGTTTAATTTCCGATCCCCACACCAACTGCTTGCCGCCGAATGCTCGCGTAAAGTAACGACACGCTTTCGGGTTAGCGTCGTGCTTTGGTGCATCTGGTGTGTAGACCTGTAGACCACGCATCGCTCTGTCAAACGCAAACAGAGGTACGGTCATTTGTGTTTCACTCACCCAGCAATGATAAAAAGAAGGATCGAACCCCCTTGACGCCAGATGCTGATACAAGTTCGTTGTGTTCATGATGTTCTCCACATTCATACTCAGAGAACTGCATTGTGAACAACGACTCAGGGATTACCCATACGGTACCTGCCGGTTTGTCTAACGTCTTTTCAAGATTACGATAGACGACCATAGGTAGAGAGCAATCCTGTCCGTGCGCAGCAATGCAGTCAACAATAAATGGTCTGTCACTAGGTGACTTATAGATATGGCCGACTGTAATGTCACTAATCATACTTGCTCCTCACACGGACAGCCCGTGATTACTTTTTAGGTTCCACTGCTACCCACTGCATTCCGCTCAATCCCTGTTGCAGACGATAGAGCTTGACGCGCTTGCCTTTCGGCGTAACGCCACAGATGAAGTAACCTTTCTTAAAGGTCTTCGGTTTGCCTGTCATTGCCTTTTCGAGACTTTTGATGTTCTCAGCAACAGGGCTTTCGAAGCGTTTGAAGTAGATCGCATACGACACATACTTGCCTGAACCCCACTGGTCGATCTTCTCCAGCAACGCATCGGGATAGCAGGCGATAGGCTCAGACGTTCCCGGCTCGATATAGAAGCAGGTGTTTGCTCCTGTCTTGCCGACGATATACATCTGACCTTTGATTTCAACTGAGTAACGCCAGTCAAACAAAGCGCGAATTTCTGGTTCGTGGTTCGCTTCGGTAGACAGCGCTTTCTTCACTTGCTGTTTTAAAATAGAGAAAAGATTCATGTGTTCCTCAATCCGCCAGTACGTAAAGGTCCATCAACTCTGATGCGGTGATTGCGCCGTACTTGCCGTCTTCGTCTTTCACTGCGTAGTTGCCTACTGCTACGTTAGCCAGAGTTGGGTTACCCTGTTTGTCCGTCACACCAATCTGGACATAACGACCTACAACGTAACCACCTCCGTTGAGAAACTGATTCATCTCCTCAACGTTCTCTCCGTTCCACTGACAGGCTTCAATCACTGGAACTCGTTTTAACTGAAAGCGATTAATCATCGTGCCCTCTCGTTACTGCTACTGGCGATTCTCAATGAACTCTTTCACCAGCCCTGCATAGTTATGATACATGCTGCTACGCACACCGAGTTTGTGTGCTGCAACAATCATGGACGGACTCGACAGGAACTTCGCATGGTTGTTCAGTTCGCTACGCGCTTCGTGTTCATCAAACTCTGAGCCTGCCGCAAATCGCACTGCCTTATCTGCAATAATAAATTCGTGGTCAAGGTCAAAGTGTTTGAGGCGTCCAGCAATACGTCCGAGTTGCCGTTGCTTCTTATAGGTGTTTACAGAAATAGAAGAAGCAACGACAGGCAGAGAACCGCACTTGAAGTCATCGCAGTAAATGATGTTATGGCTTTGGCCGCATTGGTCAATCATGCTACGTGCCACCAGCGAGCCTATGTAACTGCTAATCAGAAATAGGCCACGATATGTGCCAAGCACGTTACCGATATGCTTCTCAATTTCTTCTACGCTAAAGCCCATGGACAGCGAGGCATAAGGTGCGTATGCAGCGCGAATGCGTGGGTTGTTTGGCGCATGAGTACGACAGTTGATTCCAGCGTCACGCAGCTTTTCAGAAACGTAATCACAACCAACACCACCATCAATGATATGAATCATGATTCGATTCCCTGATACTTACGGGCAAGCTCACCGTAAACACCGACGACGCTTTTGTATTTAAGATCAGGATTCATCTCAGGGTCGTCCAGCAGCTTTTCAAAATGCTCTGCGATGCCTGTGTCACCGAGTTGGAAGTTCTGATGGTTGTACACGCGAATACGTTTGAAGTCTTCTTCGAAAGCCATACGGGATGGCTCTTTCTGACGAGGCTTGTTAACGTCTTCCCAGCTTGTGCCGAGAAACGCCTGCAGGATTTCTTCGCTATCCCACGGCTTGATGTTGCGCACACCAGCATCACGCGCCATCACAGGTAAGATACGACCCTGAGTACGATGTGGATTAGCGCGTCCTTCTTTGCGCCATTCGTCCGGACGATCTTTATAGTGAATGCTCGCCTTCTTGCTACTGAGATACATCAGGTCAGCGCCCTGTCCTGTAAACGTCACAGGATTCTTGATGCCATTCTCTGCCGCGTGGTTGCGGACGTGGAAGAAGCTGTAGAGCATCGGCCATGAACATTCAAATTCGTTCTTCTGAATGCAGGCATAACGCTCTGCCATGAGCAGCACATCTTTCTTCAACTTCTCATAGCTGTTAGGAAGAACGACTTCGATCAGCTCAAGATTAAACTCCTGAGCGATAGCTTGTGCAGCACGGAAGTCACGACTGTTAACGCCTTCCATGTGGAAGCTCAGTGTGATTGGCTTGCAACCAGCAGCCAGTGCAGCAAAAAGAATACAGTTTGAATCTACGCCACCACTGAGGAAGACGTAAGGACGTTTAGAGCGAGCCTTTTTTATTTCTGCGATTAGTGACTCGCGTATCATTCGTGCGCAGCGTTCTTGGCGTACATTAGCCATGGTTGTTCCCTCAAAAGCAGTGGGCAGCCGAAGCCACCCACACGGTTACTTGATTGCAATCCAACCTGCGAAGTTCAGGTCACGGTAGAAGCACTCTACGCGGTCGAAGCCAGCTTTACGCAGCAGTTCTTCGTTCCATGCGGCTTTCACAGGAACGAGTACGCCTTCAAGTGACTTACGTTTCGTCGCAATGCTTTCCTGAGAGTAACCGTTATCGCCTTTCATCTGATAGTACGTGCTTACCAGCAGACGGTCGAGGAAGTTATCGTCACCGAGTACTTTCTCAACGAGGATGAACGCGCCGCCTTTCTCCAGGCTGTCGTACACTTTTTCCAGAATGTGCTGACGATGTTCAATCGGCGTAAACTGGAGAGTAAGCACAGACAGAATCAATGAGCATTCGACTTGCCCATCAAAGCGGAACGTATCAACGTCAGTTAGAGAGTCACGTTCCAACTTGGCACCAGCAGCAACCAGTACGTCGTTGGTCATCAGGCGTTCGCGCATGGCAGGAGCGATCTCATACAGGCTGTAGTGATTGCCTGTTTCGCTATCTGCGTCATCGGAGTGCGGGCAGTGATGATAGTTGTACGGACCGAACTCTTTGCAGAACGGCTCAATCGCACGACCGAGGCTTGCACCCAAGTCAACGATAGCAGTACCGGGAGTTACGAACTGACGACCTAAACGATACGTCAGGTCACGCATACGATCATAAGACGGGATTGAGTTTTGCAGCATGTTATCAAACACAGCAGCAACCGGCTCATTGAACTCCCACTTACCTTCAGGCATTGTTGTATCAACGTTGCTCATGATTATGTTTCCGTTATTTGTTTTGACCTGTCGAAATTACCGTTCGCAGAAAATCAGCAAACAAATTTCTCTGCTTCAATTCGAAAAATTGCGTTGGTTTCCAGATCAACAACAGCTACCCGAGGCTCCCGGTTGACGCCGGTTCTCGAATGCGGCTCGTGCATCCAGTCACTGTAGATAGGCATGTTATGCACATGTCCGAGAAGACCCGTGCGCAATGTTTCCATATTCTCTACAGGACGAAAAGCTCCACGATGGTCATCAGGCAGACACAAGAGCTTATCGTGAACAAATGTATTGTTCATAATGAAGATAAGTTTGCCTTCTGTCTTGGCGATTTCGCTAGCCGTCATACCGCTATATTTATTGACGGTATCGTACTCATTGTGTACGAGCTTTTCAATCTGCGTAACTATGTATTCGATTTTCAAAATCTTCTCCTTGGATCGTAGCCTACATGGTGTACTTTCTGCCACCAGCAGTTGTGTACTCATCAGCGGTGCGAGGACGTGCCGGGTCTGCTTTTGTGATCGTTTTATTGAACACGCCACCCAAATCGTTGAACGCACCTTTCTCCACCAGCTTCTTACCCGCAGCCGCAGCATCCGATTTCGCTTTCTCACGCGCTTTCTTTGCGGCAAGAGTGCGAGGGTCATTGTACATAGGCTCTTTGCGGATGTTGAGAATGGACATCATGCGATGCGGATTCGTTTCTGCAATCTTACGAATCTTTTCCATATCACCCTTACGCACGGCCATACGCAGAATAGACTGACCGGTAGAGATTTCAGACGAGGCACCAGCGTGTACCAAACGGCGACGTGCTTCACCCAACCCAAACCACGAATCAGCAGAACGCCACACAGTGTTATCGCCACGGTCTAACAGGCCGAAACGCTTCAATTCAAGAAAGCGATACTGCCAGTCGCCGCCATGCAGATTGATAGCAGCCGCAATATAGATTGGTTGAATGTTGAGAGACAGACCGATCTCCACAGCATTGTATGCGGCAGTACAGAAAGAGCCGACCTGTGAAAGACAAAACTCAAAGTAGCGATCTGAGTCGGCACACAAGTCAGTCTCAGACTTCTTGAGAATGCGAGTGCGCCCGTCTTGCATAAGTCCCTCAAGCATCTCACGCGAAGGTGAGGGCCGAGTATAGTCCAGTCTTTTTAAACGGGCTTCAATTTTCTGTACAGTGATCATGGCACGTACTCCGACAGCTTATCGTGCGTTGTTACGTCCGCCAGAAAATCGCAAGCAATCAGCTTCAAGCGGAAGGTTGTTTTGTCTTTCGGGAATGCGTTAGCATCCAGTGAACGGAACGAACAAGTATAGCGAATGCGATACAGGCCAGAGTCCGTTTGAGCGTACAGGACTTCATTTTCCTGAATCGCTTGAATTACAGGCACCGCCATTCCTGGCTTCACTTCCACCTGCACTGATTTCGTTGCTTGTTCAACAACGACGCTTAAAATTGAGTGTTGGCCACTATCGGTTCCATCTCCGTAAAAGAGCCAATCAAATCCGCGTATTGTATTCATCAATACACCCCAGAGTTATTGAGCGACGCCCCGCACAAAGTTAGTGTTGTAGTTGCGTGGTAGATAGGCATACATATTGAACTGGTGCTTCTCGCAGATAGCGTCCAGAACTGCACATACTTCTTCCCACGAAACCCCGCCTAATCCGCCGTAGAAACGTTGGATTGCAATCTGCCTGTCTGGTGCAATGTTTTCTTTTGCACACTGCTCCAGCAGGTCCTCAAAAGCTCGCGTCAGGAACTTCTCACTGAAACGATTGATGGGCTTGTGAAAACCCTCAGCAGAACCGTTGAGGCCTAGACCGAAGCCACGCGCAATGTGCATGTTAGCCACAAACAGATTGCGACGATGACGAGTGCTAACACGTACCATGTGCGTCTTACCGATTGTCAGTTCGTGCTCATAGTCGATTGAATCGACGTGGCGCACAACTTCGGGGAAGCGACGTGCAATACTCTTTTGGATAGGACTACCGTAAGCACCACGAGCGTTACATTCAACGCCAATAACGCGAAACTTACCTTCAATGAAGTCAGTAACGAGATTGCCCTTCTCAACGGGGATTACTCGAAACTGCTTCGGGGCGTAACCGATTGCAGATAAATCCATTACTTCTCTCCCGAGCTATACATCTTATTGTACAGGCTATTTACAGTTTCAATATCATCCACCAGATTTCCAGTGAAGCTAGAACTGTTTCCTTTCTGAATGCTCCACGTAAGACCGAGAGCGTCAGAGGCAGGATAGCCATTCGGGAGGAAGTTCGCTACCATATCTTGCAGCGTATAGCAGCGAGCGAGATACAGGTACGTCATTGCCATTACTGCGCTACCTGGTGTTTCTGCCATAAGCGCGATATAGATCTTAACGTCTTCACCAATCTTAATGTTGGGGTACAGGTCGGTGTTGAAGCGCTTGCGAATCAGCTCGTACATAACACACGGTTGAGCCAAGTCATCAAGAAACTCGTTGAGTTCACGTTCCGCACTGATGCGCTCTGCATCGTCTTTGGCATCGTTCAGCTTCTTTGCCAGACGCTTGTGAATGCTGAGTACGAGAGCAATGTCACCGGCAGGATTGCGTGTGCCCATCTTAAACGCGACTTTCGCCGCGTCAAACCATTTCTCCAACTGCGTAATCTTTTCCGTCATGCTGTCCTCTACTAGACGTGTAATAGTTGAGGCAGAGCCAAGCGTTTCTTAGTAGCTTTCAACGCTTTTATATCAGGTCTGCCTGGTGCGAACGCTTCGAGTTTACGAGGTAACGTCGGAACGTTGCGGTCGATAGTTACAAGCTCCATTTGCAATTCAATATCCATTGCTGGAATCTGCATGGTCAGTGCTTTCGCCCAACCTGCGTTTGATTTCAGCTTACCACTAAGCAGCGCGTCGCGTATGCCTAACGCACCGCCCCACTTGCGAATAAGCTCGGCAGAAGTCTTCTCGCCAAGTCCAGGAATCCCAGGAACGTTATCGACGCTATCTCCAGAAAGCGCGAGCATATCAACAACTCGGTCCGGCGGAACACCAAAGAAGCCCTGTGCCGTTTTGAGATCGAATCGACGCTCTGGAGCATTCGACTGCGCCTGCATGATAAGCTCCACGTTCTTGTGGTCAACAAGTTGCACGTAGTCTTTATCGCGCGAGTACAGCTTGATAAGATAGTCATGCTTAAAGCGGTCGCTCAACGTACCGACAAGGTCATCGCATTCGTATGGACGTTTCAGCCCAACGTAGTAGCCAGCCATGCTCAGTATCTCACGAGCAAGAGCCATCTGCGGACCAAGCTCTTGGGTCAAAGAACGGTCGCGGTTACCCTTGTAGTCGCTAGACTTCTTGAACACCTGTCGAATGTATTTCTTCTTATGCTCTGAGGCCCATTGCTGGAGAGCACGATAGCGCCACGTTTCGCTACTGCTTGGGTCAAAGCAGAAAGCTATGTAGGAGCCATTAGGATCTTTAGCCGCAATGTCAATCAGGTCTTTCGCCATGTACATAAACTGACGCAGACCATACGTAGGCGTACCATCTTTTGCATACGTAGGACTTTTCTGCGTAGCGAAGTAAGCACGGCACATCCAGTTCGACGCATCAACAATGTGAAGCATCGGCAGCTTGCCGTACTTGATCTTCATCTTCGGCACTGAGCCAGGCGCGGAATTCCTTCCGATACTGGCAAACGATCTACTCATTCTTCCTCCGCGAATACGAGAGAACGGCCTCGACCACGCTCAAGTAACGCACGATGAAACCCTAGGCCGCAACAGAATAAATCAATCGTATCTGTATCAACCTGAGCAATCTTCGTTGTCTGAGCCAGCTCATGCAAATAGCTTTCGCCAGCACAGAAGTAGCGAGAAAGTGGATCGACGACTGCACCACCACGAACGAACTGAAAAACGACCTGACCTGTGAACGTGAGAGTTCTTAGGTCAAGTTGGAGAGCTTGCGAACAGAGTTTGAAGTTGCGCTTAAAGAGGCGTTTCATGGCGTAAGCAGCGCCGGGACCGTCCGTAAACAAAATAATCTGACAATGTTCAGGAGCAGCCGATAGGAGAACTTTCAGACCTTCTTTGTTGGAAGAACGAACGAAAGCTGTATCGAAGGGAGGTACTCGTTTCGGCTGCTTGTAAAAGATGCGATGCCTTGCGTTATTAGGACTTTCGTCCAATGATGTTGTTTCCATTACGTCACCAAGAAGTCGTACAGTGATTCTACTTCCTCATTTTTGAGCGCAGCAAGCAAACTACGTGCTTCGTCGTCTGTCTTGTTGGTAAGGAACTTCGCTGCATAAGCAACGTTGGTATCTGCGAGATTCATGAGGACCCGAAGGTCCTCACGGCAGACGTTAATCGAACTCTTCTTCGTCGGCTTCAATGGAATCATCGTCTTCGTCTTCGTCGTCTTCTTCCATATCTTCGCCGGTCAGCATACAGTTTACGATGGCCAGATTGCCAACGATAACGATGCTGGTGATTACGATCTGCTTCGCTTCTTCACGCTCTGCTTCTTCCAGCAGTTGCGCAACGTCAGCGTAGATCAGTTCGGCTTCTTCGGGGTCTGTCACGTCAGCGACAGTCAGTTCTGACGGCGCAGTAGGCCACGCTTCTTTCAGAACTTCTTCAACCTCTTTTGCCGCGTCCACGGCATCAGGATCGTTATCGTCAGCAGGCTGAACGATGAATACGAAACCTTCTTTCTCACTGATAACGCGATGCGGGAATAATCCACTCACGATGTACTCTCCTGATTTTGGTTGTAGTATACGATGCCCCCGTTGTTTGGGAATAGGGCATCTAATGATAGGCTCTGCATATTTACAGATTCCCGCAGAGTCAGCATACACGTAAAACACCACACCTGTACTTCGAGAGGTGCCGTGTGGTCCGTGATGACCTCCAGCTTAGACTGTCCGTCGATGGAGCCAGTAACAATGTTACACTGAACGGAAGTCATTTCGCCACTGCGATCAATCTTCAAGCCTATCCCGTAATCGGTAAAGATAGGGTGGCGATACACCACCACCTTTTCTTCGCCGTCAATAGAACACGTTGACACGTTGTACATTAACGAAGTCTCGACATTGCACGAAGCTCCTGAGGAGTCGGCTGGAATGATACCTTGCCGTTATCAAGAGGCATCGTTTTGTTGGCTTCATAGTTCTTTGAGGCTTTCCAGATAGCATCATTCGCTTTGCTGTTTGCCACCGACTGACGGAAGACGTGCTTCTTCTTACCAGTCTTACCGATTTCGAAGATTTCAGAACGCTCACCGAAGTCGCGGTTAAGCAGCTTGCGTTGCTCACCACCAAGAACAGCAGACGACAGACCAATGCCCGCGATGTGACGACGGCGACGTTGTAAGTCACGATCAGCAGACATGCTACTGACAGAACTAAAGCTGTCACCATCCCCACCAGCACCAGGCTCAGGCGGAGCAAACTCAGCGTCGATTTCAGACTGACGTTTGCGATAGGCCATCAGCTTACGACGCATTGCGAGGTCTTCATCCTGATCCATAAGAATCTGGTCGAAGTTATACCCGCCAGCAGCAGCGATAGCACGTAACGGAACCGGAACACCCAGCTCAGTCATCGCACGTAAGTTTTCCATCATCGCTTGGTCAACGTCAGGACGCAGTTGCTTAGACCAATGCACGTTCGGAATAAACAGCTTGCTGCCGTCATTCAGTTTGTACATTACTTCGGTCAGGCCGCCTTCCATGAGATTGTTCTTCTTGATGATCTTACCGTTACGCTGAACAGCCAAGCCGTTCATCATACTGATAAGTGGGAAGACTTTCTCGTAGTAGACTTTACGCGTCAGATGATCACGGAACGCTCGCATCGCTTCAACGAAGATAGTCAAGCCAGCAGCACCAGAGTCATAGTTCGCTTCACCGCTGAGGAACGCTTCACTGATACCCATCGCGCGCATTTTGAATTGCGCGGTCTGGTCCCAGATATCCGTAATCTTCCAGAAGTCACCGCCCTGACGGAACTCACTGATGTTCACGCCCAGACGAGTTGTGATGATAGATCCAATCGGGTCACTATCCGCAGACAGAAGAAGGTCGGTCATAAAGTCCATTTCTTCTTGCGACGGTTCCCACTGATCACCATCACCCAGCTGGGCATGTAAGATACCGCGTTGACGACGACCAGACTCAATCAGCGTTCCACGATACAGGTTCTTTTCGATCAGCCAGATTGGCAGCACACGGCGTAACACCGAGATACCTTCACCAAAGCTGAACGTCTTACGCGGAATATAGATTGTGCCGATAGGGTCGAGTTCCATCGTCACGTCGTTCATCAACTTATCAACGAAACCAGAGCCGAGTTCTTTTTTCAGCGCGTCAATACGTTTACCTTCTTTAGCGAAAGCAGACTTCACGTACTGAGGAATGCGCAGCTCGAACATCGGGTCTTGGCTGATAAACGGCAGAGGCGTTACGTCGATGTTGTCGTAACGGTGCGTCATCAGGTCGATGAACTTCTTACGGTCTTTGTTGTAGATCATACTGCCAACAAACGCGCCAGTAACCTGAATATCAGTTGTGATATTCGGCATGCTGGTGGTCAGTGACAGACGCTCGTTCACTTCGTAGTACGGCTCAAGCACACTGTCCTTCGCGCCACTGAAACTCACGTCGGAGAATGGCAGCGTTGAGAACAAGTCTACGTAGGAACCGCAGATTGGGTCGAAGTGGTACATATCGCGGTAGACATTGAATAGCTGTCGGTCGTCAGCATCATAGTCCATACCTTCCATCATCGGCTCTAAGTCGATATCCAGAGGTACAGAACCAATCTGCATGTTACCAGCAGCCATTCCTGCGCCACCCGCAGATTGAGATACGAAGTCTGTATGACGACGTGAACTCTCACTGCGGATCGCTTTGCCTATCTCGCGCGGTAAGGAGGCTGCGCCGAGAGAATTTTGTTTCTTCTTTGCAGGCTCCGAGGGTGCGCCGCCCAATTGACGACGACCAACCTGAATACCCATCGTTACCTCACTCTAAAGGGATTGCGAGACTTACGCGGCAACCGGTGCAGAACATTACGTCCTCACCGGAAAGCAGTTTAGTCGGCACTGTAGTAGAGCTACACTTAGGACAGACGTTAGCAGACGCAACAACAAATGCGCCGCTTGTGCTCTCCACAGAGTTTGCTCCAGACTCTGACTTTACAGAGTTATTGTTTAGCAACGGGTTATAGTGCTTGCTCATGATCTTGTTCCTTGTGATTACTGTACTCTACTAAATTAGCTTATTTACGGCCAATCATTCGGGTACGAGCAGAACCAAGAACTCGACCACCTGTCAGCGCAGGACGTGAGCTTCCGGCAGTGCCTGAGTTAAGACGATGTGCTACGCGGCCCAAGCGATTCGGGTCACGGTTAACAGTCACCTCTGCGGCTTTCGTCAGATACTCGTCATACTCACCACACTCAAAGCCATATACCATGAGTGCCATTGCTCGCCACAGGTCATCTGTTGCGCCTGTGTTCTTGATTACGCTGCGTCCGGTATCTTGTACCGTCTGCAACTGCATGATCAAGTGCTCTGTTGGTTTGTTCTCGAAGCACTGAGGATATTCGTCGCCGTCGTATTTCAATGTGTCAGCAATCGTCTCTGCGTGAACCATGCGAGGCAGACTGATACGACTCGGGTTTGACTCGAACATCGTCTTGACAGTCCACATATCCTGATACTTCAGGCTATACTGGTCGGACTCCTCAATTGAATCCACTTTCAGTTTCGCATCTTGCAGCAGCTTGAGTGACTGCCACTGGTCGGCGAGCATTACGCGAACGTTACGCGCTTTGCACAACGGAATTAGGAGTTCGTCAAATATGAGGGTATAGTTGAGCGGTATGCCTGGCTTCGGTACGATCTCCACAAGACAATCGACACTGATAATCCCTGCATCATCGCGTGACCCTGTGACGAGTGCGAAGCTGTTGTTTGAGAAGCCTGCGTCAATTGCAAGTATCGACGCTTTGGTTGTCGTTGCTGCTTTGACGAGACTGCCATAACGCTGGCGTTCGCCATCTTTGTGTCGAATGATGTGGTGGGTATACGTACACATCGAACGACCTTTCGCACGGATAGCATCTGCGATAAACGTAGGCTGCGTGATGAAAGGGTTTGCAGACAACGGTGCCTCAGCTCCATAATCTCGGGCTGCACCTACAGGGTCACGACGAAACGCTTCTAGCAGGAACTCGGAGTTACGCGGCATGTCTGGGTTCATCTTCCATGTAGGAGCGTGAATCCCAAGCAGCGTCTTCGAACCAACTGACATACGAAGCAGTTCGTTGATTTTATCACGGGCGTGTACAGGGCTACTGATGTTGCAGAAGTAACCTGTGAACGCTTCATCATAACCAGCTTCGACCTGGCGTTTTTCTTTAGCGCGAACGGTTGCAAGTGAACGGTCAAGTGCACCATACACCGCACCAGCACTTACTTTGATCTTCTTCGATTGGGCGTCGTTGTCGAAGTACGCCACTTCGTCGATTACCGCCAGCACACGGGTTCGACCACGAAGAATACGACCATCTGGTCCAGCAGGGTAGATAACAAAGTTACGATGACCGTACAGAACGAACGTGTCACGAATCTTCATCACCTCTATACCATAACGGCGTTCGTGTTTGCGAATCACATCGTGGTATGCTTGGAACCAAGGACTACCCATAATGTAGTTGAAGTATGGAGTCCAGAGTGTATCTGCCGCCTGCTTCTGTGTCAGTGCGACGAACGTGCCGTGCAGTACGGTTGTGTTGTCGATGCTCAGAATGCCTGTAGGCGACTGCGACATAAGCAGCCTGTGCGTCAGATAGGTCGAGATCATTGCTACTACAACGGACTTACCGCTGTTATGATGCAGCATACCGCTGGCTACGAATTGAGGCAGACCTTCCATCTGCAAGTCATACGTTACCTGCGGAGTACCGTCGTCAACTGACATTACTTCGACGTGAACAGAGCGACACTCAGGCTTCTCGGTCAAGTCATACACCAAGCTCCACATACGCGTACCGTGAACGATCTGCGGCATGTGTCCAGCATTGATAAGAATCGACCACACCATTTGAAGTGCGTCAACGTCTTCGGTAACGTACTGCATCTTCTCACCAAGAGGCACACTGCGTTCGGAGATATAACGCAACGCTTCTTCGCGTGTAGACAGTCCAGCATCATAGATACTGACAGGACGTTGAATCTTGCCCCACGAGTTCGTACCGAGTTTAATCTCAATACGCTCACCACCACGCAGCTTAGACACTTTCTTAAAGCCCTGCTCAGTGCGCACGGGGTGCTCATGAGTTGCTTCAATCCACATGCCGTTTGCAAGCGTGACGACTTTGGTGGGTGCTTCATCAGACACATAGACTTGGCTGACGTTCTTGATCTCACGGCCGTTGTGCGCATTGAAGTTACGCTGCGGCTTGTGGAACCCAGGACTGTCGTGTCCAATCATCATGTGACCGATGGGCATGATGCCACGAGAAGTAAGAACAGGAGTTGACGCTATCACACAACGCTGTCCGGCGTTAACCGCCAGTTCGTTATAGAAGTTCATCTCACCGTTACGAATCATCTCAGAACGACGAGCGCCGCAATGAGGGCACACACCATTGTGTAACAGGTGCAGGTGCTTCTCAATCGCGGCTGTAGTTTCTTGTGGCTCATGATTCTCTGTGTACATCCACTGCAAGTTAGGACTACAGCGCACACAAATTTCGCCAAATAGACGAAGGCCAATAAGGGCCTGTTCGAGATACGGGTCTGCTTTCAAGAACTCTGGACTCGTACACCACTCAAGGAAGTGTTTCGCCTTGGGCATTGCACTGTCATCAAACTTCAAGTCACGCGGCACAAGTGTGCGTTGTTCTAAAGCGCCTTCAACGAGATCGACAATGTTGACCTCGCCCTTTTCGAGAAAGCTAATCGCACTCGAACTATTCTCCGACAGAAAATCTTCATCGTCAGAGGAGGCTTTCACGTTTACGTCATCACCAAGCAGCGCAT